TTGATATTATAAATCCAGGTTATGGATATACTATAGGTCAAGAACCAGAGATCTACACAGTTGGTGGTGGAGGTGCAGGTTTTGCTGCTACTGCCACTGTATCTAATGGATCTATTGGAATAGTCACAATTACCTCTGGAGGTACTGGATACTCTACAGTCCCAGTATTATCCTTCACAGGAGCACCTGTAGGGGGTACAACAGCATCTGCTGTAGCATACATCAATAGCGTGGGTATTGTTACTCAGATTGGTATTACTGATGCTGGATCTGGATATACCACTCCTCCAACTATCACAGTCACTGCACCTTATATGGGTGGTTCTGGTAACTATGTCTTCAATGAAGTAGTCACTGGTGCTGCTACTAGCTCTACTGGTAGGGTTAAATCTTGGGATGCATCCACTATGGAACTCAAGATTTCTATTATCAGTGGAGCATTTAATGATGGTGAGGTTATTACAGGTAGCACATCTGGTGCTGAGTATGAATATCAGAAGGTTTCTCTCACTAATGTGGATGATGGATTTGCTGAAAATACTGTTATTGAAAGTGAAGCTGATAGTATTATTGACTTCACAGAAACTAATCCATTTGGAATGCCATAAATAATACACTAGGATTGTAAAAATGTTTGAATATTTCTATCACGAAATAATGAGGAGGACCATTATTTCCTTTGGTTCTATCTTCAATAACGTCAATATACAGCATACTAATAGCGATGATTCTGTAGTTAGTACTACCAAGGTTCCTTTGGCATATGGACCTACTCAGAAGTTTTTAGCAAGACTGGAGCAAGTACCTGATCTAAACAGACCAGTTCAAATCAGTCTTCCTAGAATGTCTTTTGAATTGAATGGTCTTAACTATGATCCTTCTAGAAAATCTACAACTACACAGACATTTTTAAAGGGAGTAAAAGGTGATAAGAAGACTATAGCAAAAACATATCTACCTGTACCATATAATCTTGATTTTGAACTTAGTATCTTTACTAAGTTAAATGATGATATGCTTCAGATAGTAGAGCAAATCCTCCCATACTTTCAACCTGCATATACTGTATCAGTAGACCTAGTTGATACTATTGGAGAGAAGAGAGATATTCCTATTGTATTAAATTCAATAACCACTAGTGATGATTATGAAAGTGACTTCTCCACTAGAAGAGCATTGATTTATACTATGAGATTTACTGCTAAGACATACTTCTTTGGTCCAGTCAATACAGATGTTGCTAAGGATGTTATTAAGAAGGCTTCTATTGGGTATGTTGCTGGTGGTAAGACATCCACTCCAACTAGGGAAGTTACCTACAGTGTTGTACCTAGAGCTACTAAGAGTTATGGTGATACTGTAACCACTAATCTAAGTGAAAATATAGATGACAGCATTGGTATTATTAATGTAACTAGTGCCAGTGGCATTGAAGCAACTAATTACATATACATAGATCAAGAAGAAATGTATGTTGAATCCATTTCTGGAACAGCATTAACTGTTAGAAGAGGTCAAGACAATACTGCTCCTGCAGATCATGTTAATGGTGCAGAAGTTAAAGTCATTACATCTACTGACAATGCTGCTATAGAATTTGGAGATGACTTTGGTTTTGATGGAACTCTCTAATGACTAAAAACTTTGAAGAACTAGATGATGCTTTTAATGTTTCAGGGGAGATAGTTCCTACTGAATCTACTGAAGTTGGAATAACCAAACCTGAGAGGCATGAAAGAAATGATATTGAAAAAGACTATGAGTATACTAGAGGTAATCTTTATAGCATCATAGAGAAGGGTCAGGAAGCAATTAATGGTATTCTAGAACTTGCACAGGATAGTGAGATGCCTAGAGCATATGAAGTTGCAGGTCAGTTAATTAAGAGTGTATCTGATGCAACTGATAAGTTGATGGACTTGCAGAAGAAGTTAAAAGATGTGGAAGAAGAGAAAGCATCCAAGGGACCTAGTACAGTTAATAATTCTCTTTTTGTTGGTTCTACAGCAGAGTTGGCAAAGATGCTCAAATCTGTTAATATTGAAGATAATAAATAAAACATAAGGGAGAGAAATCCCAAAGTACTAAGATACTCATAACATGTCTGACGACAAGAATAAAAATTTGCCATCTATTGACGACTTTGAAGAGAGTAATCAAGAATTACCTTCACTAGCTGATCTTGTAGAAGAAAAGGATTTACCATCAGTAGAAAGTTATATAGAGAAAGAAGAAGAGATAGAAGAATCTACTCAAACTATAGAAGATGCTAATGGAGAAACTTTTGCAGAAGTAAAAGATATAGTTCCTCCTTGGCCAGAATTATTACGTTTGGTCAATGATCTCAAAGAGAGTATTCCTGAGATACCTGAGATAAAATCATATGATGATGAGCTACAAGAACTCTTAACACATATTGAGCAAGTAAAGGAAAGCATTCCAGAAGTTCCAGAAGTAAGATACTATGAAGATGAGATAGAATCACTTAAGGAAAATATAGAGGGTGTTAGAGCAGACATTCCTAAGTTTCCTAAGTGGGTTAATGAAGTAAATGAAGTTCCTGATTTCTCTTGGATTGGGAAAACTTTTAGCGTCATAGATGATGACTTTGAAAAGGTCAATGATAATCTTAGAACTCTTAAGGATACATTTAATCAGGATATAGACAATCTAACAGAAACCTTTGACACTAAGGATTTTGAAAAGAAAGTTGAGATTAAGGAAGTAAAGAAGTATCTACAAGAAACTAAGGATAAGATATATGAGGAGTTGAAAGAGACTGCTCTTAAGATATATGAGCATAGGAATCAGTTTAAGGATGATGATAGGAAGTTAAAGAAGAGTGTATTAAGTAAACTAAATGAAGCAAAGCAGAATATTGATAAGAGGATAGATGAGTCTAATAGTAAGTATCGTGATGCTAATAAAGAAATTAAAAATTACTTCAATGGATTAAAGGAGGAAGTTGCTAACCTTCCAGAAGTAAAATACTATGATAAAGACATTAAGAAGTTAAGTGAAAAGTTTGATAAGCAGGGAGTTAATATTTCAGAACTTTATGAAATTGTTGAGAGTATAAAAGGTAAGCAAGAAGTATTAAAAGAAGAGTTAGTTAATAATCGTCCCATAGCTCCTGATCCTGAAGAGAAGCAAGGAGATGATCCTCTTACACCTACAAATCAAAAGTTTGCTACACTTCAAGACCTAGCAGCAAACTACAGACTCTTTGTTAATAGAGTAGAGCAACAGTTATATACCATTGGTGGAGGTGGTGCTGGATTCATCAAGGATCTTGATGATGTTAATATTGATGGTCTACAGAATAATTATGTTTTAAAATGGCAAGCATCTAATAGTAGATGGGTAGTTGGTCCTGTTGGAGGAGCAAGTTCTACTTGGATAAAAGATGATGTTGGTATTCATACTTTATCTAATGTTGGATTAGGAACCACAGCTCAATCTGATTATCAGTTATATGTTAAAGGTGATTTTTATGCTACAGGCAATATATCTGCAGCAGGAACTATAACATATGATGATGTAACTAATGTTGATTCTATTGGTATTATTACTGGTAGAAAAGATTTACAGATTGATAGAAATGCCACTATATTAGGTATTACTACAATTGGTAGTGCTAATGTAGGTACAAGTGGAACTGTTCTTTTAGTTAAGGGTAATACGCGTATTACTGGTATTCTTACTGTTGGTGAAGGATCAGTTACTATTGATGGTGACAATAATACAGTTAATGTTGGTGTTGTCACCATTACAAATTCACAAGTTATACTTGGTGATAATGTAAGTATTAATGCTTCTGCTACTGGTATTAACTCTGCTCCCAATGTTTTCTATGTTGCCAAGGATGGAGATGATGATAATAATGGAACATCAATTGATAATGCTAAGTTAACAATCAAGGCAGCAGTTGGTATAGCAACATCAGGATCTACTGTTAAAGTTCTCTCTGGTACATATGTAGAAACTAATCCTATAGAAGTACCTGCTAATGTTTCTGTTGTTGGAGATGATCAAAGATCTGTAAATGTAATAGGTAGTACTCCAGAAAAAGATATATTCTCAGTTAGAAAGGGTGTTAAGTTGGCTAGTATGACTTTCCAAAATCATATTGCTCCTGCTGCTGCAGTGGGATTCCCTACTGGAGAAATTGCAGAGAATATTGGAGGTGGTAAATGGAAAGGTCCATATGTTCAGAACTGTACCAGTGATACCACAACAGGAACTGGAATTAGAGTTGATGGTAGTCAGGCAAGACTACTTAAGTCTATGAATGTAGACTCATTCACTCAATACAATCAAGGTGGAGTTGGTGTTGCTGTCACTAATGGTGGATTTGCTCAATTAGTTTCACTATTTACTATATG